GGATAAATGGGGAGGGTCGTACCAATACCGATATTGGATGAAAAATATCCACTGCCTTGAACATGAAGTTTTGCTATGGGAATCGTTGTACCTAACCCAATATTTCCACCATATGCTACACGAAGAGCAGGAACCGCGGTGCTTATATCACCGTCATAGAAATCGGCTACAGGATAGCCAGTTCCATAACCAGATTGATAAACTGTAAAAGCGGATCTTGCCCCAGATTGATTACGAATTGAAAGATTGCTATTAATTGATAAATAGGTGCTTATAGGAGTATTTGATCCATTTACAATCAAATTGCTTGTATTCAGTCGATTTGTAATCGTTCCAACAATATCTACATCAATCGGTTTTAATGAAGTAACTGTTATATTTGATCCAAAGAATGTACTTGCATATACCGTACCAATGCCAACATTGATTGTATTAATATTTGTAATTGTTCCGGAGGAAATTGTCCCAACTGTAATATTAGGTATATCTGGGTTCACAAGAGAAGGAGAATTAGATGCTATAATTGCAGCATTGGCAACACCTCGTAAATTTCCATAGATATCCTGTGTTGTGATACTATTACCTGCTGTAAATGAACTGGCTACTGCCATATTGGATGATACATTTAATGTATATGCGCCAACATTTGTAGTTCCAATACCAAGATTACCTGATATCAAAATAGCTTGTCCAACATCCAGGGCGACACGAGGAAGTGTCGTGCCAATTCCAATATTTCTTGAAACAATAGCGTCTCCTATAATATCTATATTTTTTCGTATAATGGTTGTACCTATCCCAACATTTGCATTAAATAATACTGCATCTGTTCCAATTTCAATATTACTTGAAAAGAGAGCGTCTCCTATTATATCTAAATTTGCTCTTGGAATGGTTGTCCCTATACCAATATTTTTTGTATCATTATCAACATATAATCCAGACGATGAAATACTTGATCTTAAATATACATGCCCTTGCGTCTCAAAACCCCCCGCCCCTGCATCAAGGGCAGGGTCTAATGGTAGTACTGCCGAAACCAGAATTGAGCCATCCTGCTTATTATATAATAGGGTCTTTTGATTCCCTATAGTTAAGGACAGTCCATTATCTTTTTTTAGTTTTATATAGGATGTTGTATAGTTGAGTGAATTATTATTATTTGATAATCCAATAGAAAGTGTATTTGTACTATCGATACCTATATGATAATTACTACCTCCTGGACGTTTTAACTGATAATAGGGAGCACTTGATGTAATAAGCGTACTTGAATAATTATTACCATATACAGATATACCTGGAGTGATAGGGTTATTATCTATTTTGTAAGTATTAACTTGAAGAATACCATTTGAGTTTCCAACAATAGCATCGGTAATTTCACTCGTATAATTGCTATTTATTGAAATAAGTACATTTGATGTTTTAAAATTTACCAATGAATTAGCGCCGCTTGTACTGGGAATAAAATAGGTTGGATCTGCCTGTCCAACATAAATATTTATGGTTGGACCACCCAATGTTCCATCAACATAAAAATTGTTAAATATAGCATTTGAATTTACAACTAAATTTAATGTATTGATATTGGATGTTGAAATAGTTGCTATATTTGTAATATTTGATAAAGTTAGATTGCTTGTATTTATATTACATCCTACCAGAGAATTCGCCTGTATATTTTTTAATCCCAATACAGTTGAATTTGTTGTATCTATCACTCTGCCTGAATTCAATAAAGTAACTGATTTTATATAATATGTATTGTCAAATATAGCATTACCATTTGAAGTAAGTTGAATTTTATTGTTTGACCCTATATTTATACTTCCATTTCCATCTATGCTAAATATAGGCGTATCATTTGATAAAGCATATAAAATTCCTTTATTTGGCATATCTTTATGATACACGCCTATCGTGGCATTATTTGATAGGGTAAAATCAAGAAGGTTTGTATTACTATTTAAACATAAATCCAAAGGATTTCGTACAATGGTTGTACCTATGCCAATATAGGCATTTTTTGAAATAATTAGCGTATTACTGGTATCATAACTTGTTGTTTTTATAAGACTATCATTTGTAAAAGAAGATGGTAAATATATGTTGAGCATGGCATTACTTTTTGACGACTTCTCGTACATATTCATATTTGTACTGCTAACTATATCTGTACCAATATAGGTATAACCATTTGGCGATATACCAAAAATAGTATTACTTGAACTAATTCCTTGAGCTAATTTAAAACTTACTAATGAATTTGAACCTGTTTGTTGAGATATATAAACAGCTGGGTAATTATTAGGATTTTTATTAATAATCTTAACACTTGTTGCATTAAATTTTGCTCCAGAAAGGTTTACTGATTTTGTAGCATTCATAAAACCATTCACAACCATATTACCATAAAAATTTATATCCGGAGAAGCATTTAAATTACTGCTAATAAATCTTGTATATATTCCATCGGATGAATATATAGATCCTTGTGTTTGTAATTTATACAGAGCAATGGTTGTTCCTATTCCAACATTTGTTTGTATGATAAATTTATCAAAATTTGAAGTATTTAACGAGACGGTATCTGTATTTTCCGTAGTTTTTCTAATAGAAAACGGTTTATAATCATTTGACATGGCATATACATAGACATTGCTACCAATAATACCATTGTTTATCTGTACTGGTTTATTATTATTACTAATAAGTCCAATAATATTTATATTACACGTTATAGTAATATTACCATTTAATATACAAGATGGTGTATTAAGAGTTGATACATCTCTTGTCATATCAAGTATTCTATATGGGTTAATTCCATCTATATAGGATTCTATTATAACATTACTGTTATGGTTTGACGATCCAATATGTATAGATGAAATAGCATTTATATTGCTGAGAGAAAAAGATGTAATATTACATCCAGATACTAATTCTAATAAATTTGACTGAACATCTGAATATAATTTGATTCTTTCATTATTAAATGTCCGTATATTATTGTTTGTAGTGTTGTCATGTATACCTATCTGTATAGACATTGGATTCTAACAGATATTCAGAGAAAAATGAAGATATAAAATACACTCTATTAATTAATTACATCATTTTATATTTATGGGGTATAAAACATATATCCATATAGCGATACTACACCAAATACTATAGTAGTTATAGTAATAATAGGAGGAAATTCATTCGTTTTAATAGGTATATAATAAAGCGTATCTTTTAATCGTTTTGATAATTTTTCAATATTCATATTATGAGCAGCAGCAACATCACTCATAGAATGATACATTGCCTGCTGGGTTTGTATTCTTCGTAGAGCACGAAGAACACTTTTATAGGGTCGGTTTAGATAGTTTGCTATTTCAAGGACTGTATGATTGTGAAATGACATATAATATATTTCCTCAAGGTCCTCGCGTGTCCAATTATGATTCTTGTTTGTTTCTTCGGGTATTTCATCAAGTATTTCCTCTTCAGGTGTTTCCTCTGTTATATATTCGTCATCATTAATTGGATGAATTTTCATAATTAAAAATATGTATTACTGAATTTTAATACTGATGTTCCCTTAATATGTTATTTCTTTTGAGTTTTTTCTTTTTTCTTAGATTTCATGCTTCCACCCACTGTTCCATATGATGGTAATAGCGTGTTCATGGTATTGAAAGGTAAACCCTGTGTAGAAGAAATCCCCCCTTGATTACCGGCAGAAAAAGCTCGGTGAAGAGAACCGGCAATAACGATTTCGGGTGATCCAGCGACCTTTTGAGGATCGTGATTCGCATCTGTCAAACCTCCCGTATTTAGAATACGGTTTCCGTCCATAGCGCCACTCATTGGAGTAGAAACAGTCTGTGCTCCTCCCTTTACTCGTTTTGTACTTCCTTTTGATTTATTCTTTTTCTTATAACCACCACCTGGGGTCAGTGGTTGCTGTAGTTGAAGTGGTTGAGGTGGTTGAGGAGATTCAAGGACAGGAGGAGCCATTTCTTGTGGCGGTGCTTGTTGTTCTCGTTGTTCTTGTTGTTCGGCTTCTCGCTCAGATTGAACCTTGTCCATGACATACTTTATGATCTTTGATAGTTCAACGCGAAGCATCTCTGCTTGCTGTTGTTTTAGCTCATCTATGTCGCCTATATCCAAAAGTTTTTTTGCTTTTTTCACATGTTCAATAAAGTCCATGTCGTCTACAATCTCGTCTTCTGACTGCATATTATCATAGGCGTTATCATAGGATTGCTCTTCCATCTTTTCTATCTAAACGAAACAATTTTTTTAAGGAACTACATTTGGTGAAGCATATGGATCTACTGCGAATGGTATTGTTGGATTTAGGTATGCCGCTTTACACTCGCGACGAGCGTAATTTTCAATTACGCGTATCATTTTTCTTGTAAGTCCTGTAAAATTTTTTATTGATTTTTCTAATTCCCCGTGTGGATCAAGACCATACATATGTTTTGTTTTTAATGGCGTTACGACATAAAAACTGTATAATTTCTCTCTTAATAATTCTCGTATGTCTACAAAAAGATCATGACCGTGTTCGCAGCTATAACGACCAACCAAGGTATACATGTATATCTTTTGTAAGCGATCCATGAGTAGAAGCATATCTTGATATCTTGCTTTATCATATACTTGAAGATATAACAAATTCTCAGCAATTAGAGTCATATCCTCGTTCTCTCGTAGATATTTTAGCCCTGTTTTTGGAAAAGATTTAATAGCATAGCTTTTACAAGGTGTAGCTGCTCCTTCGTTTTCTCCTATACGATTTTCTATCATTTTATCTATATTTAATTTAGCCTTGTGTCTATCTTTCTGTTCTGTTTCATAGGGTGTTGTTTGATTATAAAATGATAAATATAACCCGATACCAACCAGCATAAGAATAATAGCAAGTATGGTCGTTTGCTCACTATTCCTTATCATATTGAACATAACTGCCAAGAAAATCAACAGGATAATGAGACTGCTATTCCTATTGTTTCTAAAATCAAATGTTGGAAGCTTCATGGCTCCTTCTCTATCTGCTACAGCAGAAAAAGAGAACATTCCATATTATGCGGACGAATCAATGAAATATAATATGAAAGAAAGTATTATTAAAACGACACCAACGTACATTCGTCTTTCTTGTAATATGAATATTCCCAACAGTCTTCTCCTGAATTCTGTATTTGTAATAACTTCTTTTTCGGAGACCAATACACTAAAATCATTTATAATAGCAACAACTGTCTTTATTGTGTTATCATAGATTTGTCCAATTGTTAATTTTGAGAATTCTTTCGTTGTCATAGGAAGATCGATTGTCTTTTTTTCTAAAGTAGCAGCAGCATCCATAAGAGCCGAAGAAGCAATTGATGTTTTTGTTTGTTTTTCTGCCCCTACCAAATCCAAATTATCTTGCGATGTTAATTTATTCATATCCGGAACAAAATCAGAAGGCGTCGTCGTTGTAAATACGGGCGGTACAAGCTCTTTAAATGTATTACTGTATAACTGCGTTAGCTCTGCTAATCCCTGATTGTTGTTGGTATCCATCCTTGAAAAATAGCCTGAAAATAATTGTACGCGTTTTAACCGATCTTCCTTGTTTTGAATAATTTTTATAATTTATATAATTTATATAATGTTAATAAGATCTACATGAGCTATCATGTGTCTGCGACAACAGTAGCGTGTTAGTCCAAGTTTATCAAGAATTGGTCCTGTGCGAATCTCGTCGAAATTACGATTATTATCACCGGTGGCATCTGTCTTTTTCACGGAAGCTTCTGAATCTTGCCCGTCTTTCATTAGCTTTTTTGTCTCTGCGACATAATAATCGTACTTGTCAGCAATAACCTTGCCGCACGTGAAGCATCTGATTGGTATGATCATTCTATATATTACTTAATACGTATAAAAATAAGATTGTCATTTTTTTATATCAAAGTTATATTTGTCAATCCATATCTGGTTCACAATACTTCGATTCTTTTTTACGATATTCATCAATATCTTTTTGTATATTCTTATAATTATTAATAGCATCTGTTAATAATTGTGAGGAGGCTCCAAGGATACCATTTTGTTCGCGCATTAGTTTTAAGGCATCTAAAAATATATCTTCCGCATCCATATACGATTTTCTTTCTACAAGCAAACGACCATATAAATGCATTGCATCTGGAGATCGTAGATGTTCTATTTTTTTGTAAAGGCTTCGTATTTCAGAAATTGGAATTTCCGGTTTGTTTTGCATATGCCAAAGATCCATAAATTCCTTATTAATTATAAGCGGATTCATAGGGTGGATGGTCGTCGTACAAATTCCGATCTTGCTACCGTCAAGAAATATTGGTTTATTTGGATAGACACTGCGAATATCTTGATTTTTGTTAATAAACCATGACAGATGGGTTCGTAATGTATACTTCATCGTATCCAATGATTTGATAAGACGCCTCAAAATATAAGGTGAAATAATATAACTTTCCTTTGATTGTAATATTTTTCCAACACTTTTTGTGTCTGTAAATTCAAATGATGTACCAGAATTATCGGTTGGCTTTGTTGTACCAATAAAACATATATCCCAGTTTCGTTTAGAAGAAATAGATGAAGTTAATAGTTGCGAGGGTAATATCCTTATAAGTTCTAAAATATTATTCGCAAATTCAGGCATAATAAATGCATCATCTTCAATCACAAGAGAAATAGCATCTGTATCCTCATCTTCGGATATACGTTTCCATGCTTCTTTATGCTTCTCAATATTGGAAATCATCTCAATGGAAAGCATATGCATCCTATTATCAAAATCGGGGTCATTTATCTTTTCATATTTTACTTTTTCTTGAAGACTACTCATATCTTTTTGAAGAATATCTGTCGTAGGCGTCGTTATCATGATGGATTGAAATGGGACACCTACCGCCATACAAGCATTTCGTAGTGTTTTAAGTGTATTATTCATATTTGTTTCACGAAAGCGTAAGCTTTCATCGTGAATGACATATACTTTAAGTGTATATTTTTGTAGATTCGCCATTTGTTTTATTATATTTACAAACTTAAGGTTGCCTTATGTCAAAACAAAATTTGAAAACAAAATTGTATAAGAAAGACAATACAATTGTTATTAGTTATTAGATAGTAGATAAGACAATATAAATGGAGTTCTGCGAGGTATGTCATAACATGCTTTATATGAAATCTGCGGAAGATTTTACACTTATCAAATACTGTAAACACTGCTCTTTTAAGAAAGAGATCCCGCCGAATGTAGGAAATGCTATCCGTATTAGCAAAACGATGTATTCAGAGGACGACTTGTTATACATGCAACATCAAAACAAATTTCTTAGACATGATCCATCCCTTCCTCGTGTACAAGATACAACCATTGTATGTCCAAATAGAGAATGTAAAGGATCAAAAGAAAAACCTAATATTGCTTATGTTAAATATCATCCTGTAGATATGAAATATTTCTACTGCTGCAATGTTTGCGGTGAAACATGGAGAACCGGAGAATAACTTATAAAAAATTGATGTAAAGAATTTAAGATATATAAGTGTAGAGAAGACATCAAATATCAAGTATCATTTTAGTTTAGAAATGAATCAATCAAGTCTTGTTATTCAAGATGATGTACAGCGTATAAAAAATACAGATAAATCAACCTATCGGTCCCTACCAATTATGACAAAATATGAATTTAATCAAATTATAGGATTGAGAGCCATGCATTTGGCAAGAGGTGCTATTCCATTTGTTGAAACTAAAAGCGGTATTGAGAGAAATATGGCTCTTCGTGCCGTTGCTCTTCAGGAGTTAAAAGAGCAGAAATTACCTTATATTATTAAAAGGCCTATGCCAAATGGAAAACCAGAATATTGGAACATAACAGATCTTAATCTCATTGCCGTAAGACATTTGATGCGTCCTTAAAAATAAAATTACTTACAAATTTAATAATTATTTATTATTTTTAGTAATTAATGTTTCCAGCGATTTCCACAAGTTAAGCAACGATAGAAACATGTCATAGGTTCATCAGCACTTCGTGTCTGAAGCTCATAATAAGTAATACGGTTTTTCTTACATTTGCCACAAATAATATCCTTCGCCATACTCGTCTGTGTATCTTCATAAGCAGATTGATTTAACATTACTTCTTTTTCAAGGATAGCCTGCCATTTTTCAGGATACATTCCTTCTGCTTTTAGATAGGGAACTTCGTGAGGTTTCATTTCTTGATTAATGACTCTTTTTATAAGATCCGTATTTTTCACATAGCTATCTGCCTTTATGTTTGTAAATACAGACCGAGCTTTTGCCGTATAAACATCACGAAAGAGCTCACATAGCCATGTAAGAGGAATATTGTTTATAGAAGCGTGCTCTATAGCAAAGTTGAATACTCCAATTTCCATATCCTTTGATTGAATATCCGTAAGTCCCGATGTTTCAAACATCAATGCTACCTCATTCCGGATAGCATTATCCTGTTTTTGCGTAACAGACATATTAGATCTGGTTGTGTATGTTGTGTATGTTGTATGATGTATATTATATACTGCGTATGTTGCTTATACTTGTGATGTATTAGTATTTCAAATTTTACTTAAATGATTGAAACTATAAAAAATGAAAGGGTTGTATTGTATAATCAATATCAATATCAAATATCAATCATGCAGGCATATGTACCTACACTTTCTACTCTGGTAGAAAGAGAAAATGTAAATGTAATAGAATTCTATTGTAGTCCAGAATATCTTACCGATATTCGTGCCGTACATACGATTGATCTGCGATGGGGGAAACCAGCCGAAAACTTTTTTCTGGAAAATCCGCAAGAAGAAGTTCATTATTATCACAGGGATATGTGTTATATATTTGATACGAAAAATGATGCCCAACGAGGATATCGTAAAATTTTACAAAACGAAATGTGTTATAGGAACTTCTATGTTGTAGCTTTTCAAGAAGAAACTATTCCTTCACATCGTTTTCCTTCTACACAAGATATTAGCTGTTGTACTCGTGTCCTAAGATATACACATAGGATCAATAATCGAATGTCCTGGATATATGAAAAGAATGAAGATGGGAATTGGACTACTTATTTAAGATATAATCATGCTCCAAATGTGGAGATGGATACGATGCAAAAGGATCTCGAAAGAACACTTATTCGTATGCCAAAGCCTCCGCAGAAAGGAAAACAGCCTATGAAGAAGTAGCTGATCTAAGCGGTGTCCATTTTTCAAAATGATTACTGTAAGTACATACATAGGGTATGGATACGGCAACCGTTTGATCCTTGAAAACAGCTCTTAAACGCTTACTCATCATGAGTGTTTGTACATAGGCGATTCCAAGTTTTTCAGAACATTGCTGTGTCGTATAAATATCATAAATATCAGGATTTTCTGTTTTACGAAGCCATAGAACTTTTTCGTTCTCGGTAATTTCTTCTTTTATTGCTTGTTTAATGGACGGTGTAATAGGTGTGGAAACCGGGATTATTTCCTCGGGTTGTATTTCGGGTTTTGTTTCACTGCGATCACGGAAATCAGGGCAATCTTTTACTTTTCGATATACGGATTTAATAAGACCGTCGTCAAAGTTATAGAGCTTTGGTTTAATACGGCTATTATGACTCCATAAATAGATACCACGATTCGTATAAGGTAATATTTTTGAAAGTTCTACAAGACCATCCACTGCTTCTTTCGTGGGTGCTACATACTTCTTGATTGAAAATGTACATACATCAAACAAAGGATCCGGTTTGTATTTATTGTGAAACATATCATATGCATACTCAATACGCTTTGGTAATTGGACATTTGTAAGAGACTTTCCACAATAAGCGATCACATCGTTCACCAGAAAAATCCATCCAGGTTCATCTGAAAGCAAACCAGGAAGATCGGTAGTACGCCTTACCATTTCGCCATCAAGAATCGTATCATTAAAAAGTTCATCCGCAAATAATCCACGACCCAAAATAATACGGGGTTTTTCGTATCCAGGTTGTACTTTTTTGTCAATAAAAAAGACGATATTTACATCATCAAATCTGGTAAGGTATAAATAATACGGATTACCATTTGATCGTAGACATGCCCAATGATGACTCTTATGTAATTGTGACGAAGTTGAATCATCCAGACGAAACCAATGTCGTTGAAGAATACGAATACTATATAGGCGCTCTATATCGTTCAGTATAGAGTCTTTTGTTTCCGTTGATTTTATATTATACCGAACACGGTCGCAAAAAGAAATGATACCGGTATGCATCATCATCTTATAAAAATAAGAAACGCTACCGTATTATGGTAAGGTTTTATGTTATAATATAAGTGTTATAATCTTTAAATAGTTAAATAGTTAAATATTAGATAGAAACTTATTCGTGAAGACGCATATCACTGGATGATTTTGCCATACACATGGGAACATCTGCCATAGGTAGATCTCGCGATAGAGGTTTCCCATATGGACAACAGCCTACTCCTACCGTAGGATAGTCATCTGGAACATCTTTCACTTTCATAAATTGGCTATCAATCGCTCCTTTCTGATTGTAGCGATTCTTCTCCGCATTAAGACTATTGTATCGGCACGGTCGTGCACAAGGACCTATTACATCACATGTTGGTTTTCGTGCCATCAATCGTTTGCTCTCTAAAGCCTTTTGTAATTCTTTTGCTGATTTATCCGAATATTTTGTTGGAAGAATAAGAGCAACAATAAAAAACACGATAAGAAATATTATAACCCAATGTATCGTATCCATTCTATTCTATTATATGGATTGTCTCTACACTCATAATAAGATTATTGATTTTTGATGTCTTCACATAAAATATTGGGAAATTCCATAACAAGAAGCTCTATTACATTTTTCATGATGGTATCAACCTTAGAAATCTTAAGATCCGCAATCTCAGAAGCAATAATAAAAAACTTATCCAAATGGTCTTTACTTTTTGTTTCATCTGCGTAGTAATTTAAAAGACGATTCATAAGAATGTCTGCTCTCCGTCTTAGCATCCTATATTTTTTACCCATATTTCCAAATGAGGACAATTGGAATAGGATTTGTACAGGTACCGGATAAGATGGGTCTGGTTTATTTTTATGTTGAATGCGTTCCTCAATGGCGTGATCAATATATGCTCTCTGACCTTCTGGCGATAATTGTGTACGACAAAACTCAAGAGCATTTTCAGCGATCTTACGGGCATCTTCGTCATTTTCAAAAATCCATTTTATATTTTTTTCCAGATCTGAAAAATCAGCACTTACAGGAACATAATGTACCCACGGCTTTATCATGTTCTTGAACCAATATTGTGTTTCATTAATAAGTACGGGTACGCTACCTGTAGCAAATACCCATAATACATTACTTGAAATACAATTACCGTCAATCCAGAATACTGCTTTATATTTACATTGATCGTAAGCTTCAATCTTTTCGGCAAAAAGCTCAGGTGTATCTGTTGGATTATATTCAGGTCTTGACCAATTATCTACAAGCTTTACATCTGTATTTGGAATAGAAAGACAAGCCTTTACAGCATCAATACGAAGCATTTCTCCAGATAAACCGCCTCGCCATACAGCACTGTTTATCTTCTTTTCCCAAGGGGTACGATAAGAAGCAAATATATCATATAAGCTATGAACGAAATATTCATCATGAGCAGGTATATACATGTACTCTTTTCGTATATGAGAACCAAAAGAACACAATACCGGAGCAATGACTACGGCGTCATCTTGTTTTGCTTGTTCAATGATTACTTCTGGGATAGTAAATACATCATCGCTACAAGACGATAATACGATTGTCTTTTCAGGTAATGACGCTGTTTTTTCTAAAATATATCTAAATATGGGTCCGCTATGGTGTGCTATGGAGCCCCAACCATTCCACATAGTATATCCGGTTGGATGATTTACATAGTTATTGGTAAATTTTACAAAATATGGGTGATCATCTGAATCAGGCTCGTGCGAAAACATTTTTATTATTATTTATTATTTAATTTATAAATATTCTGTTTAAATCATTGTAGTTTTATTAGGTACTTGATGGATGATCTTCAATAAGACGATCGATTTCGCTTTTAATATATTCGCGTTGATTTTCGCATGAAAGAACAGTTCGTGAGAACTCGAAAGCATTCTCTGCAATTTGTCGTACCTTATCATCGTTATCCCATATCCATTGAACCTTTTCACATAAATCCGAAAGATCCCACTGAACCGGAATATAATGAACCCATGGAACCAGGAGATCTCTAAACCAGAACTCGTGTATGCTTACAAATACAGGGGCGCATCCAGAAGCAAAAATCCAGGTAGCATTGCTCGCGCTTGAATTGCCATCAATATATAGTAGTGCTTTATACTTTAGTTGATCTAATACATCAACTTTATTAGCAAAAAGCTCAGGTGTATCGGTCGGATTACAATCAGGTCGCGTGTAGCATTCTACAAACTTTACATCTGTTTTTGGGATGGTCAAACAAGCTTTTACTGTATCTATGCGCCATGATCCCCCATAACTCCACCATCCTGATACACCTCCTCGCCAGAATAGAATATTCTCTTTATTTTCCCATGGCACGTGATGTTGTTTAAATACGCTATATATGTTATTCATGAAAAATTCGTCAGATGCTGGACAATAGAAAAAATGCTTTTGTTGGACTTTACCCGCAACAACACCTGCAATTATTACAGCGTCTTCTTTTTTAGCAATCTCTTCTATTTCATCCGGTATAACATAATGTCCATCGGCTTTTTGACATATAAACATAGTCTTTTCCTTTTTTGTAGAAAGGTACTCTACTATAAAACTCATAATAGGTCCATTTGACATTACACATGAAGCAAATCCTGACCAAAAATCAAAAACACAAGGTATAAATATTTTTCCATCTGGAAATCTTATAAAATAAAGTGTTTGATCCATTTATATTTTTATAATATATTCTTTACACTTTATATAATTTTATTATATCATTTTTGTCTTTCGCATTCTTCTCCATTTCACGATCGTCCGTTTGTGTTGTAATAGGGTATTTGTTCTTTTTATAGAATTGTAGGCGTTTTGTTCCTTGTGATTTGAAAAGTGAGAATTGATCCCATATATCAATTACCAATGGTGTATATACACGGTCGGCCTCTTGCTGTCGCTGTATTCTTCCAACCGATTGTTCAATGGATGAAACAGGAGAAGCCAATATAAGTGTATTAAGAGATGGAATATCCATTCCTTCACTGTTATGTATAATGATATCCGATACCATAAAGGTATGATGAATTGGGATCTCTATATCACACAGTTTTACAGTAGAAGGATCTACATCATAAATAGCATAGATCTGGACAGGAGATGCTAAATCAGAAACAATCTTTGGTTTATCAGTTGCTATAATTTCTGGAAATTCTTTTATCATTACTTTTAGATTGGTGAGCTTTTCTTGTCTCCTTTTTCCACGAATATCAAGAATATTAATAAAGCGTATTGAATCTTCTGGAACTACATTTACGGTGTAAGGAAATCCTGGTTTTACATAGAGTGCTCGTGTCGTGCGAATATGTAATCTTCTTAAAAGCGTACGCAATTGATTTGTAAGATACATTGAATAGAGCGTGAAGTATATATTGTATCCTTCTACTTCACCTGAACTGTCAAATATACCTCCTACAAGAGAGCATAACTTTTCATCTGGAAGAAACATTAAATCAGGGCGGATAAAATGTGTAGCATCCATGGTCGTTTGCATTCCAACCATCAAACATAATTCATGAGCGGTAGGTGATTTATGCATGATATAAGAAACTTGTTGTAATACATCTTTCTCCGTCTCGTAGATGGTAGATGTTTGCCCCAATAAACATCCTAATACCCATAAATCTTGATTATAAATATCCGGTTTATCGCGTGGAACAACTTCAATTCTTCGCGGTGTGATTAGATAGTCTGCGGTTGTAAGTTCCCCGGCATGTTTCCATCCGTCCAAAGTACATACTTTATGATCCGCACTGAGCGTAATATCACCTAATTCGTGTAAAATTTTAAGACACGGTTTCTGCTGCGAATATCCAAATCGTGAACAGTAAGAGAAATAGAATTTTCCAGTTTCATAATACATGGATACAAGATGTGGACGATCTTTTCGTTCCTTTTTACAATATTCTTCAAATTCGCGAATATAATGTTCTTTTCCAGTGATTGGATCCACCAGAATGGTGTTATCTGCAATACACGCCATTGTAAATGTACCGAGAATTACATCCTTACTCTCACTCTCTTTGAGAGCCTGCTCTTTCATTCCGCCAACATAATAACCTACGGATCCAATATCGCTTGATTTTATCATATTTTCCAGAGTTGCTAAGTGCTGTCTGCGATCGCTTAAAATAAGTGTTTTTCTCCCCGGTTCTTTCTTTAAAATTTGTGTTAGAGTATCTATAATAAACTCATTGCGTGGCATAAAGGAACATACTTTCGTAATCATTTGTGCAACATTCAATTTGCCATTACACATTCGTGCCTCTTCGCAATATGCCGTATTATTGTTTTTATATGGGATCATGAGTACATCAGTAGATGTATCTCTTTTCTTTGAAACGAACACTGCCTTGCCTATATACCATTCAAATACTTTTGATAATCCATCGTTTCTTTTAAGAGTTGCTGAAAGTCCCATCATAACCGGAACAGAAATCTTTGGAAGAGCCCGACTAAATACTTCAGCAGATGTATGATGTACTTCATCTATAATCGTCATATGAAATCCCTTGAATACGGAACTAGGATAGTCGCGCATTGCCAAAGACTGTAAGCTGGCTAATACGAAATCACAATCCTCTGTAATTACTTTATCCTGTTTGATGATACCGATCTTAGCATTTGGGGCGAATTGCTCTATTCGCTCTTTCCATTGGTTCATTAAAAATCCTTTATGACATACCACAAGCGTCTTCTTTTTTAATTGACAAGCTATATAAATAGCGCATGCCGTTTTTCCACCACCACAACAAAGTGAGATAATCCCGCCGCGAACCAGTGGATCTGCTGCTGCTTCCATAAATGCTTCTACCGGCTTTATCTGTTCGTCCCTTAAATTTCCATTAAATACAAGTCTTGTAGCATCGTCTCCTTCCTTCAACTGATCGTGATTAGGAAGTCCAAAGTGTTTTAAACCGAACGCTCGTGGTATATAAATCTTCTTTTTACTTTCACAATATACCGTGAATTCGTTTACATTGTTATAGTTAGGCGAATTTGGACTAACAATAGGCTTTACGGTAAGCTTTTTCTTCAACTCATCCACCAGATCTGGATTGTCCGTCTTTGTAAATGCGTATCCTCTCTCGGAAAGATAACTTTCCGGCTTATCATATACGGGGGAAACGGATACAGCTGTCATTGTAATATCATGTGATTCTTGTTAAATATCTATATGATATATCGTTGCTATCATTTTTTGTTCTGTAAAAGTAAGTAATAGTATATATGGTTGAAGATCTACTACGAGTTATTGGTGTAGCTATTGTTGGTCTTATCCTTGTTCTGCCTCCCGGTAATTATCTAGATATCCTCTATGATAGGAATAACCAGATCGTTGTGGGTCTCGTGGTAGTGGCAAGCATATTGTTTATAGACCCTATCTTCGGTGCTCTTCTCGGTCTTGCTGTTTTTATCTGGTTCTTCAAGATGAATTACCGTAAATTAGTATCAAGCTCTCTATCGTCCGGTAAAGTACAAAGTTCCCCACTCGTTTACGGTACAACAAAAAATCTTCAAGACGCTCAAACAAATGTTGTAGATACAAAAATGTTTAATACAGAAATGATAGGCTTTGACGGTATTTATGGTGAACAGGTTATCGGGGCACAAGGACTTGATATCACAATGCCAGGATATGATAAAAAAGATATTAAACAAGCATCTTTGTAAGATGTTAAATATTAAGTCGCACCATCGTAATGTAAAGAACAAGTGCTAACATAGCGGCTCGTATATATAGTTCATATGGTTGAAGGAATACGATACGCGCGAATCGTTCGTAAATAAATGGGACTTTTGGAAGAAGCAATAGCATAGCAATCAATGTAGCAATAATCGCCGTCTTTGCTTTTTCCATATTCATCCAGTTCATATTAGAATCTTTGTTATACGGCGGAAACATATTCTGTCCTCCGTACATATAAGATGGAAGCTGATTTGAATGTGGGTTCATATAGGTTGTAGTAGTTTGTTGTAGCGGATGGGGAGGAGATTGTGGAAGATTTGGAACAGAAGAATGTTGTGCTGCTGCTACTTCTCGCTCCATCTCTTCTAAAACATCTGTTACAGACGGATCCATCATAACTGGTGGGGGAGAACTCTTGCTATCTACTTGTGGTAGGCTCGTAACCGGTGTGCTCATACTAGCCATTGTAATATAATATAATGTATCCTAACCTTTCTCTTTCTTTTTTAATCCTTGTCCTCAACGCATTTCGTAGGGATAGGAGTGTATTTGAAACAATCACCGTCTACGGTATATGTATTCTTCATTACTTCATCCATTGGCGGCGCTTGGATGATAATACAACTACCTCCTTTACAAACACGTTGAAATATCGCGGCTAACCCAAATCCAAGTATAGCAGACACGACTGCTTGTCCAGCGTCAGTATGTAATAGCCGATCAAATACTAATTCAATTGGTCTCATTGTATCACTTACTATTATGGTATAAAATGAACTGAAATCTTTCAGCAATATTATAAAAAATAAAAATAAAAATAAATAAAATTAAATGGATATATTTATACGGATGCCGGCATAGCTGTAAAGGGTTGTTGAACTACTCCTTTTACCGGACAATCGGTTTGATCTGCTTTGTATTTATAGCATGTTCCATCCGTTTCATCCTTATACACTACTTTTCCGGCATTAAAAGGAGTTGGATACTTCACAATTGCCCTACGATGAGGCGTGACCATATATACATAGAGAATACCTACTGAAAAGCTTATAAGAAATATAACAAGTCTATACCGAAACTCCATAAAACAGACGTGTTGAAACCTATAAAATAGATACATATATATTTATGCCACCAATTCATATCTGGTATATACATTATCTACGGGCGTGCGAAGAATCTCTGGAAGCGGGATCTTCAAAAGATCGGTCATAAGTTTTTCCTGTTCGCCGATAATATTTGTATTCTTCATTTGCTTAATAATCTCATTACGGGATTGAATCCAGTCATAATAAGCATGTTCATATTCTATACGAGGATTCGAGTAGGTTATTATATATTTTTCTTGTTTTGCTTGGTCTTTTAAAGCAATATTTGATTTTTCTATTTTCCATTCATCGTATTTGGATTTTACAAGATGATATGGACTCTTGGCGTCGCTTGTAGCGTGATTTACCGCCGAAAAGAGAAATGATTTTGTTAGTTTGGAAATATCAGCGACCGTGGCTTTTTTACTAATAGACATTCAGGTGACCCGTTATTATTATACTACGAAATTATTGATTTTAACATTTGACGAATAGATTCATCTTGGTTCCACAAACAGGACAAGTACCCTTCATCATTTTACGTCCATTCTTAGCAACAGCTTCCGTAGCGTCTTTCATCTCGCGCTTTTCCTTACACTTTACACAGTACGCCATAATCTTTGTTGTCTTTGTTGTCTTTGTTGTCTTTGGAGGCATCTTTCTATATTTCTATATTATTATATTATTATAATTATTTTTTAGTAAAGAATTTTATATTGTATATTTTGTATTTTATATTGCGTATTTTGTTTCTGGAGAAAAGCATGACCATGATATAGTCTGTTTTGATTTATTTCTATCTACTTGATGTTTCTTTGTCGAATGAATATCGTTCCACTCTTCTTTAATTTTTGCTTTAAACTGAATAAAATCCATATCAGAATCAGGTTCATATTGTTGTATTCCTCCAGTATCATCTAAATAATCAAAATAATCGTAATGGGTTTTTGATCCGATGCTGTACATATAGCACTGGATTGTGATACAAGCATATGTATTTGTATCCAGATTTTTCAATTGGTGCGTTGCGTTTAAATTAGGTGTAATCCATGTAACATCTCCCTTTTTGAAGGAAGAGAAGCCAAACGGAGGTACTCCATCTTTTTCTCCACACAGGAATGGAAATAGATTTACATTAATCTCGCCATTTAGAACACGAATCATAGCGTTTGCATTCGCATGACTATGTATGGGCGAATAATGTCCCACGGGCCATATTTCCATAACATAGGGAATACCAGGTGATTCACCATTATTATGACCCAATGTTATACGAAGATAGGTCTCTAATAAATCTGGTTTATCTGGATTAAATTCAGTGCTCTTGTCTAATAATTTTTGATAACACCATTTCCCAGGTGTTCTAATACTATATTCAATTGCTTGCGTGAAATCTGGAAAATCAGGTGTATCAAGAACAAATTTCTCTCCCGCGATACAATTGTATAGGTTTTGACAAACGGGAGGAAGATTGGCAACTGGCATATATTTTCCAGAAGCGATATCGTCCATGGTAATCTCATTTTTATTTTTTACCAACAATGGAACATTCTGTGTGATCGGGTCCTTAACCATTCGTATGCATTCAATATCTACGGGGAAAGATATATGTGTTAGAGATTCCAAAAATTTCTTGGTATTTTCGTATTCATTTTTGTCTGAATTTGGATATAAATAGGAATAGATTGTTGTTTCCATGCGTGCTTCTCCAATACCGGCATAGAGTTGTTGATTTTGGGCATCTAAACTAACCCAATAATAGGCTCCATTATGGGTAGAAAGCCCTTGATTATTTTGAGGATCATAACAATGTCTCAACGTTTGAATTTCGGTAACGATAACACTATTCGTTGTAAATTGAATATTAAGTCCGTTTGTTCCTTCCGAATTTAATATTTGAAAAACACTGGTTGCAGCTGGACAGATTTGTTTAAAAACGAAAATTCCTTGACCGGCGATAGGAAAATTTAATGACATATTTAATAGTTAATATTACTAAATAAAAATAAAAATAAAAATATTACGATCACCATCATGACGATATATTTATTTGGGACCCGCAGGATATTCTGTAATATCGTCAAACATACTCTTGAATTGCCTGCTTACACTTTCTGTTGGATTTAGTTGTTCCTCATACACTGTACGCGGTACATATTTTACCTTTGTCACATCTCCTATACACTTATACTTTTCTGAATAATATCCTTGCACAACAAGAAACATTCCTAGAAACAATAAAAATACGGCTATTGCTTTCATACTTTACGATTTATGTTATATGATATAATATGGAAGTATCCTCTATTCAAAAGAGAGGGAATTCTTTTATTCTTCAGACGAAGCAGCGGGTTCAGATGATCCGGATGGTCCGGATGGTCCGGCAATATCCGCATCAGATACAACTGCTTCGTTTTCTTTACGCTTCAGCCAAGGATCCGCGTCTTCAAGAGTGGCAGTATTTTTCGCAAGTTCGGCGTTATCCAACTTCATCTTCTCAACTTGCACTCGGGCCTTCTCCATCTTCTCGTTCTTACGCTCCTCGAAGAAGATATCCTTTTGAACGGTATTATCCTTATATTTCGCCATCAGCGTATTGAGTTGGGCCTCAGCATATTGAACATCCTCCAGATCATTGGGATTTGGCGACCATGGGCACCATACACCAACTTGACCAACAAAAATATCAAACTTGTCACCACCCTTCTTCAGGAAATCGGCACGGTTCTGTGCCTCTTTCAAGGTGTCAAACACGCCACGGATTTTGATACCGCGCATAGAAGTGCGGAAATCATTCATCTCACGGAATTCCTTATCCAGTTCGGTGCTGTTTATATCCTTAAAGAAACGGAACTGTTCCTGAATATCATTCTCGTCAAAAATGAACTTGTTCGCCTCTCGAACACTGTCAATGATACCTTCATCGGCAGGATACTTGATCTTTAGAGATCGCAAAAGATTATCCATATCCTTAGAGAAGCTCTTCAAAAACTTTCCAATATGGTAAACTTCCTTGTTTGCCAGAATATCCTCGGGGGAGATAAAGGAAACACATACATAATTCTGTCCACGGATAGCCTTATCCTCATCTAGGTAATCAACATCGCGAGTATAGATAACATCGGGGTTCTTTTCAGTCATTGCTACTTATAAATCATTGTAAAACCAAAATCTTAAATAGGCAACACCTTTGAAAATTTCTTAGAATATTATAGCAAGTTATTATAGCAAGATATGGATTACTCCTTTGATACCCAAGAACTTATTGTTCGTCTCGTAAAGTATGCCCTTGAAGGTCTCGTGGTTGGTATTGT